TATGCCAGGTCTAGGCTTTTATGGCTTTGGTCTGATCCACATGATTGGTGGTCTTGGTCGTGCGGCAACGAGTATCCTTCGACAACTGATCGATGCGGGTACACTTGCTAACCTCCCGGCAGGATTCAAGGCCAGAGGCGTGAGGGTTCGCAATGATGACGAGCCATTACAGCCGGGTGAGTGGCGGGACATAGATGCACCGGGCGGCAACATACGGGATGCGATTATACCGCTTCCGTACAAGGAACCTTCGGGTACACTAGCACAGTTGCTAGGAGCACTCATAGAGGGCGGAAGACGTTTCGTTTCACTAGCAGACCAACAGACTGGAGACGGCAATACAGCGGCTCCTGTGGGCACTACAGTGGCTATGCTAGAGCGCGGCATGAAAGTTATGTCTGCCATACACAAACGGCTGCATTACTCACAGCGTCAAGAGTTTCGTGTATTAGCTAGGATTTTTAGAGATAACTTACCACCTGAATACCCTTACGATGTAGAGGGTGGCAACCGTATGATCAAAGCAGAGGACTTCGATAATCGTGTTGACGTTGTTCCTGTTAGCGATCCGAATATATTCTCAATGGCACAACGGGTTACACTAGCACAGACACAGTTGCAGCTTGCTCAATCTAATCCACAGGTACACAATCTACACGCGGCTTATCGCCGGATGTACCAAGCCCTCGAGGTACAGAATATAGATGAGATACTGCCTCCACCACCACAACCACAGCCATTAGATCCTGCTATTGAGAATGCTCGTGCATTGATGGGAGAAATATTAAATACATTCCCAGAACAGGATCACGATATACACATCCGTATACACATGGCGTTTATGAAAACACCACTTGTCATGACATCACCACAAGTCATGGGTACGTTCTACTCACATATTATGGAGCATGTTTCACAAAAAGCACGACAGATGGTGATGGAAGAGATAAAAGGCATTATAGGACAAGCGGAACTTGCAGCGCAAAGTGGAGCAATAGATCCACAAGCAGCACAGCAGCAGATCATGAAAGTACAACAGGATATGCAAGATCCTGCACAAATGGAAACTTTGGTTTCTTTGCAGATGGAGAAACTCATGGCGGAGGTTCTACCTGGACTATTGCCAACAGGTAATGATCCGATGGCAGATCCACTGGTTCAGATCCGTATGCAGGAGTTGGCTCTGAAAGAAAAAGATCTACAGCGTAAAGTAGAAGACGATCAAGGTGACATGCTGATGGAGTTACAGAAGATGCAGCAACGTGCAGCAACTGATGCCGCTCGTATTGAAAGCCAAGAAGACATTGCTCAGAACCGCAACGAAGTAAACCGTGAACGCATTGACGTGCAGCGTCAGGCGGCGCAACGGAGGGGATAATGGACCCCGTCAGTTGCGTAGCTTTAGCAACAGGGGCGTATAAAACCCTCAAAGCTGCGATAAGCACAGGCAAGGATATTCAAGACATGACGGGAACTTTGTCCCAATGGGGCAAGGCTTTCTCTGACTTTACTAATCTTGAAGAAAGAGAAAAGAACCCACCGTTTTGGAAGAAAACATTCAAGGGATCTGATGAAGAAACAGCTATAGAAATCTTTGCTAATAAAAAAAAGATGGAGCAAATGAGGGCAGAGATCAAAGATCATATCTCTTGGAACTATGGGCCGAGTGCTTGGAAAGAAGTCTTGGCGATAGAGGCAAGAATGCGTAAACAACGCAAAGATGAGCTTTACCGCAAGCAAGAGCAAATAGATGCTATGATTAACTTTGCTATTGGTGCTTTTATCTTTGTGATAAGTGGTGGATTATTGTTTATAGCTTTTTATTTCTTAGGCAGATGGCAGGGGCGTTGGTAAATGTGGGTTTTGCTTTGGTTGCAGTTAGTGAGTGGCACGTTTGACCATTATCATGTCGGCAGTCACTCAAGTGAAGAAGCGTGTAAAGCTGCACTTTCAAAAGCTAAAGTGTTAGTAACAAACAATAATTCTAAAGTGGTGTGTATAAAAATTGAACGGTGATATTAGTTGAACGGCGTGGAAAATACATTGTATATGACAAAAATGGAAAAGTGGTTATAATAACCACAGATAAACGGATTGCCGTATCACACGCGAGGTCAAAGAAATGACAGAGTTTGAAAAAGCAGATATCAATAACAATGGCGTTATAGAGAAATCAGAGTGGAATAAAATTGCTCTGGAGGATAGACGACTTGAGATGATTGACCGGGATCTCAAGCGCAATGCAGAGCGACGTTTCACAGGTTTTGCTTTAATGGGAATGTTAATCTACCCCTTTATAATATTACTTGCTTCAGTGCTTGGATTTGACAAAGCAGCAACTTTAATTACAGATATAGCAAGTGTATACGTCATAGCGGCTTCCGGGGTGGTAGCGGCTTTTATGGGTTTCAATGCTTACAGTGCAAAGGCTGAGAGCAAGAAGGCTAGTATAAAGATGGAGGAAGACAGATGATAACGCTGTTAGGTAGTTTGTTAGGCTTTGGTACTTCATTTCTTCCAGAAGTGTTAAACTATTTTAAGGCGGGACAAGACCAAAAGCATAAACTTCAGCAGATGAAGCTTGAGTTTGAGCTAATGGAAAAGCGTAATGAGATGACCTTGCGTTTGACCGACATGCAAGCAGGGATCGAAGAAACAAAAGGGTTATATGAACATGCTTCTATGGACGCAGGAGGTTTTATTAACGCACTTAGGGGGTCTGTCCGGCCTGTTATCACTTATGTTTTTTTTGGCCTTTTCATTGCCGTCAAAGTCACGGCTTTAATTTCCTTGATGGAGGAAGGTAACGATCTGGCAGGGTCAATAAATTTGATTTGGGATGATGCAACATCTGGCCTGTTTGCTGCTATCATTAGCTTTTGGTTCGGTGGCAGGGCAGTCTCAAAATACATGAAAGGGAAACCATAATGAAAACTTTACTCGTAATAACAGTACTAGCTTTACCGCTTGCTTGCTCATCTGCAAATGATGTTGCAATGAACGAACACTATCAACGCGCAGTTATAGAGCGCGAAAGAGCACGATTAGATGCTATTTCAGAGATAGCAAAGCAGGGAGAGGCAGGGGCAGTGGCTGCTGCAATGATGATGTCAAATACTACGCAAAGTCACGCTGCACCAAATAGTGGCAAAGACAGCGCACTGGCATGGGCAGGTATACTTGTTCCTAGCCTAGTCCAAGCGGCAGGAATTGCGGTTAATGGTGAGGTAGCCAAAATTCAATCTAACAACAACACAACAATAGCTACAAATAATAGCAATAATAATAAGGACGTTGCGATTGATACTAACAGTACTATGGCAGCGATTGCTGAAGCAACCATTGTCACAAACACAAGCACGACAAACAGCGTGGTTTGTGTAACTGACGCAACTTATTCGTGTGATTAAGGAAGAATATGGAACAGACTATAGAAAACTTTACTGGTACAAAGAACGTTGAAGTTAATTCACTGTCCAGTCAAGGGGATGTTCAAGCAGGGATTGAGTTTATATATCATATGCGGGAACATTTATTGGACGTAGGAGTTGCTACTGTATTTGCACTTACTGTATATGGCTTGGTTTTATTTATGAAAGCGAAGATAAAATGAGTGAAGCATTAAAAACATTACAGGAAAAGATAGGATCTTCACCTGATGGTGCGTTTGGTCCTAACACTGCAAAGAAAATCTGTGACCACTACGCTTTGAATCCAGAGCGTGGAGCGCATTTTCTTGGGCAGCTTGTGCATGAGAGTGGTACGTTTCGTTATACACAAGAAAACCTAAACTATAGCAAAGAGTCTGTACTAGCGGTATTTGGAAAATACTTTAAGTCAGAGAGCGATGCCGAAAGCTGTGCTCGTAATCCACAAGCACTGGCTGACCGTGTATACGGTGACAGAATGGGTAATGGTGGACAGGGCTACCTGTGGCGAGGGCGTGGATTTTTACAATGCACTGGCAAAAATAATTATTCTCAGTTTGCGGCGGACATGGATTTGCCTGAAGTAATGGAAGATCCTGATCTTGTTGCCTCTAAATTCCCTATGGAAAGTGCTATTTGGTTCTTTCACAGAAACAAACTGTGGGACATTTGCGACGAGGGTGTCAATGATGATGTAATAAAGACTATCACAAAAAGAGTGAACGGTGGGTATAATGGTTTAAAGCATCGTAAAGAAGAGACTAAAAAGATATACAAGTGGCTTAGTTAAAGGATACAGATGATATGAATCCATCATTTAAATTTAAGTATCAAGATTCAGGTACGCATCCTATGTCTGGACAACAGTTATACAGTGGGGTCATGACAGTTGAGATGCCTGATGGTCAATTGACGCAATATAGAGCAGGTCAACACAACAGCCAACAAAAGTTAAAAGATGATTTTAATAGAATGATGGCAGGCGTAAACGCTTCTTTGAGAGGTCAAGTCCAAACTGTTAATCAAAATTATGGAACTCAATCTGTGGATGTTTCTCCAAGCGTTCTTCCGAGTGAAACTTTAATGTCTGGAGGCACTCTATCTGCGCCTGAAGCTTTTACAGTACGAGATAAATCTACAGGAATAAACCAAGTTGTTGATCAACGAGGTATTCGTCAAGGAGATCCATTTTATGGGGCTGTAAATAGAAACGATCCTAACTATGATGTAATGCTTGATGCTATAATAAATCCTGATACAGGTCTTCCAACGTATGATGTTCAGTATATAACGCCACAGCCTATAACACAACCTGTGAATCAGGTTTCAGATACAAACCTCCTTTTAGCTTCGTTGTACCCAGGAGGAGAAACAGCCCCTGATTATCAAGGGACGCCACTCTCTGAAGGAATTGTCTCTCTCAACCCACAGCAGTATGGTTATACCTATGTTCCAAAAAGATATGTTTAAAATTTATGGTTGGTTTATGTAATGGATGTTGTTGACTTATCGAAATATTTGTATAAAAAATTAGAAGAGCGACAAAACGATATATCTGTTGCTCTTGCAAATGGTGCTGTTAAAGATTGGGAACAGTACAAAATGGCGGTGGGAGAGATACGGGGACTCTCTTTTGCTCGAGAAGAAATCAAGTCCCTGCTGGAGAAAAACGTAGACGATGTCGAAGACTTTATATCTTCCTGAACATCTTGCGCAGAAAGTTAACAAAGAAAAAGAAGGGGCTAAGTCCTCTGACTCTTTGAATAGCGCATATGTTGACGCTAATGAACGGGTGCTAGACCCGTCCCTCTTAGACAAACCGTTACTCGAAAGACTCCCGCAACCAACTGGTTGGCGGGTTTTAGTTATGCCGTATCAAGGTAAAGCTAAAACTGCGAGTGGCTTATATATTCCTGATGAAGTGAGAGAACGTGAGTCCGTAGCTACGACTGTAGCATACGTGATGAAGGTTGGACCCTTGGCGTACAAAGATCCAGATAAGTTTGGGTCTGAGTGTGAGCCATGGTGCAAGGAGGGTCAATGGGTTTGCATTGGTCGCTACTCTGGATCTCGATTCAAGATTGACGGCGGAGAAGTTCGTATAATCAATGATGATGAAGTCATTGCTACGATCCTTGAGCCTGATGATGTAAAACAAGTATAAGGGGATAAGTCATGGTAGAAGAAGAAAAGCAGGTTACCGAAGAAGAAATAATTGTAGAAACACCTGAAGAAGAAAAAGTCGAAGCAGCTACTGAAGACAAGGTTGAGGTTACTACAGACCCAGAAGAAAAACCTCAAGGAGATGAGTTAGACTCTTACAGTAAAGGTGTTCAGTCTCGTATAAAAAAACTCACAGAAAAGTACCGCCAAGAAGAACGGGATAAAGGAGAAGCTCTTAGAGTTTCTCAAGAACTGCTTGAGGAAAATAAAAAATTAAAATCCCGTGTGCAAGCCTTGGACACAGGATATCTTTCTGAGTATGGCACCAGATTGCAATCGCAAACTGAGTCAGCAAAACGTGCGTATAAAGAAGCATATGATGCAGGCGACAGTGATAAAATGGTGGAAGCGCAACAAGCTCTATCTAACATCGCGGTAGAAACGCAACGTTATAACACGGCTAAGATCAGGGCAGAACAACAGGCTAAAGTACGGGTTGCTCAACAGCAACAGCCAGTACAACAGCAACAGCAACAGCAACAAGCTCAACCAGATCCTCGTGCGATTCAGTGGAAGGATAAAAATACTTGGTTTGGTGACGATAAGATTATGACAGCTGCGGCTTTCGCGCTTCATAGTCAACTTACTGAAGAAGAGGGGTTTGACCCGAACACAGAAGAGTACTATAGTGAGGTTGATAGCCGTATGCGGAAAGAGTTTCCACACAAATTCCAGACGGCTAAGAAATCGGGTGGAGCGCAGGTCGCCGCTGCTGCTGCTTCAGCATCCCGCAGTACAGCAAAATCAGGGCGCAGGTCGGTCAAGTTATCGCACTCACAAGTAGCGATTGCGAAAAAACTGGGCGTACCTCTTGAAGAATACGCCAAGTATGTGAAGGAGTAACAAATGGCTGACACTAGAACACCGCGTGGAAACGCAACACGAGATAAAGAAACTCGCAGAAAACCTTGGGCACCGCCCAGTCACCTTGAAGCACCAGAAGCCCCAACAGGTTTTGTGCATCGATGGATACGAATTGCAATGCGTGGGGAGGAGGACAAGATGAACGTCCATGCCAAACTACGTGAAGGATGGGAACCTGTCCGTGCAGATCAATATCCACACTATGAAGCTCCTGTCATCGACGATGGCAAATATCAAGGAGTGATTGGACAAGGCGGACTGATGCTGTGCCGTATACCTGAAGAGACAGCGCATGAGAGAAACGAGTACTACGGGGGCCGAACCCGCGAACAAATGACTGCTGTGGATCAGGACTTGATGAAGGAACAACATCCTTCAATGCCGATTACTAACAATCGGCAAAGTCGTGTAACCTTCGGGGGATCCAACGGAGACTCCGATTAACATAAAGGATTGCTACTATGGCAAACTCAAACGGTGCATTCGGACTTCGTCCGATTGGAGTAGTCGGTCAGGCTGCTAACACCACGGGTGCGACCGAGTATCGTATAGCAGCCGGAAATACAAACACGATCTTTCAAGGCTCACCTGTTATCCCGCTATCAACTGGTTTTATTGACATAGTTGGCGCGGCTGCGGGTGGCACTGTAGGTCTCGTAGGTGTTTTCTGGGGTTGTGAATACGTTTCGTCCACCACTGGTGAAACAATATTTTCTAACAACTGGCCTGGCTCTGGCGCGGACACTAATCATCCCGTCAAAGCTTTCGTGTATGACAACCCAATGCAAACATTCGTCATCTGTTCAGACGCTTCGCTAACTAGCGCAGCAACTGCACAAGGACATGTGTTCGCAAACGCAAATTTTGCAAACGGCGCTTCTGGTTCTTCTACAACTGGTATCTCTTCCGCAAAGTTGGGTGTTAGCACAATCGCTGCCACTGCAAACTTAAATTTGAGAATCATGGGTATCCAAGATGACCCTGAAAACTCAGATTTTACCGCAGCGGGTATCCCTGTAATTGTTCGTTTAAACAACTCCTTCAATTCACCAAATGGTGCTATTGCAGGCGGTACTGTTTCAACGACTGGCGTATAAGGAGACTAACTTATGGCTATATCTCGCGCACAACTAGCGAAAGAGTTGGAACCAGGTCTCAACGCCTTGTTTGGTATGGAGTACGAAAGGTACGAAAACCAACATGCAGAGATCTACACTACTGAATCTTCAGATCGAGCATTTGAAGAAGAAGTTATGTTATCCGGCTTCGGAGCGGCACCGACTAAATCAGAAGGTGGCGCAGTAAACTTTGACGACGCTAACGAAGCATACACTGCTCGTTACAACCACGAAACAGTAGCGTTGGCATTCTCAATCACTGAGGAAGCTATCGAAGACAATCTCTATGATCGTCTTGGTTCACGTTATACTCGTGCGTTGGCTCGTTCAATGGCACACTCAAAGCAGGTTAAAGCTGCATCTGTATTGAACACAGCGTTCACAGGTGGTGCTACTGCGGGTGGTGATGGTGTTGCACTTTGTGCGACTAACCATCCTCTAACTTCTGGAGGTACATTTGCCAACGAACCTGCAACTGCTGCTGATTTAAACGAAACATCTCTTGAAGATGCTTTGATTAATATCGCAGGATTTGTTGACGAGCGTGGTTTAAAAGTTGCTTTACGTGGCATGAAGTTACTTATCCCAAGACAACTGCAATTCGTTGCAGAGCGTCTGATGGTATCTAACCTTCGTGTTGGTACAGCGGACAATGATACAAACGCACTAAGATCAATGGGCATGTTGCCTAACGGTTATGCCGTTAACGACTTCCTAACAGATCCTGATGCGTTCTTTATCATGACTGATGCTCCTCGTGGAATGATCCACTTTGAGCGTACTCCGCTATCCACAAACATGGAAGCAGACTTCGACACAGGAAACATGAGGTTTAAAGCTCGTGAACGTTACAGCTTTGGGTTCTCAGACCCACGTTGTATTTTTGGTTCACCTGGAGCCTAAACTGTGATATAGGGAGGTATTACCTCCATTTTGATTGGGGCAGCTTCGGTTGCCCCTTTCTTTTTGTTTAAAGATAAGTTACTCTGTTTGTATCCCTGACAGTCACATGGTGTGACTGACTAACCCTAGACAGGAGATCAACATGGGTACGACAACTTTTTCAGGTCCGATTCGGGCAGGTAACATTAGAAATACAACGGGCACTACCGTTGGATCAGACATAGCAAATGTTGGCTATGTTGTAATGACTCAACAACATGTAATGGATATATCTGGCGGTGCTGTTGCAGCGGAAGCCACAAATGTAGTGATTCCCGCTAACTCAAAAATCGTAGATATAATTATCGATTTAGAAGTAGCTGCTAACACCACAACAAATATTAGTGTTGGTGATACTGTAGGCGGTGCAGCAACTCTTGTTAATGCTGTTGCTTCTGGAACCACTGTAGGTATCAAAGCGTTAGGCGCTTCTGGTGGTGGTACACTTACATGGAAGAACACTGGTACATCCGATTTAAAATTAACAGCTACCTCAAGCGCAGGTACAAATGCGGGATCAGTTGTTATAACAGTAATGTATGCTCAAGCTTTTAATACTACTGTTCAACCTTAATAGGAGATGTTAGATGGCTGCTTCTATTTTTGCAAAGACAGCTACGGCGACTGGAACACTACAGGGCGGTAGAACTAGACTAAAATCATTTTATGTAAAAACTGCGGGTAGCGGTTCTCCTGCGGTTGTGTTCAAAAACGGTAGTGGTGGAGCAACACAGTTATCTATGGTCTTTCATCAAAGTGATGATAACCAGATTACCATTCCAGATCATGGCATGATCTTTGATGATGAGTGTCATGTGACGCTTACCAACATTGACTCAATTACTGGATTCTTTGGTTAAAGCAACGGCGGTGTAAAAGCCGCCGTTTTTTCTGAGGGTAAGATGGCTAAGATCGATAAGGATAAGATGAAGTGCAACAAACCGAAACGTCAGGTTTCTGGCGGCAAGAAGTTTGTTGTTAAGGCGTGTGACAAGGGTAAAGAAAAAATAGTTAGATTTGGGGATGCCAATATGACTATCAAGAAATCAAACCCAAAACGTCGTAAGTCTTTCCGTGCTCGTCACGGCTGTGATAAAGGCACTCTTGATAAACTAAAGGCCAAATACTGGTCTTGTAAAATGTGGTAGTAAAATGAGTAAAACAGTACAAACACTATTGTTAGGCGCGGTTGTAACATTAGGAACTGGTGGTGTAGCATGGATGGTTTCCACTCTTATATCGGTTGATAAAAGAACAGAGGTCATGGATGTTAAAATAGATCACCTTGTTGATGCTGTTGAAGACATAAAGGAAAGGCAGTTTAGTTTTGATAAGCAGGGCGCAAACCTCATTCCAAGTATCCAAGCCTCCATCGAAGAGGGTAACTAATGGCAAAGAAAAAGACAAAAAAAGACGCTTGTTATCACAAAGTAAAAAGCCGTTACAAAGTATGGCCCTCGGCTTACGCTTCGGGGGCGTTATCAAAATGCCGCAAAGTAGGGGCAAAAAACTGGGGAAACTCTACTAAGAAAGCAGAAGGTGGAATAGTCTCTTCAATTGATAATCCCAAACGTCCTCCTAAGAAGAAGTTTAATGGAGGGGGTTTTATTGCCTCTGGCTGTGGTCAAGTAGAAGAGTCAAGGCGTAAGACTACAAGGACATTTTGATGGCAAAAAAGAACTCTTTGCGGGAATGGTTTGGTCAAAATGATGGCAAGGGTTGGGTTGACTGCAAGACAGGAAAGCCCTGTGGTCGTCAAAAGGGAGAGAAGCGTAAAGGTTATCCTGCTTGTCGCCCTACTATGGCACAGTGTACATCTGCTGCAAAGAAAAAGAAATCGTCTAAACGAATTAGTTGGAAGAATAAAAAAGCAAACGGTGGATTAGTACGAGTCTTTTGAAAGGAGAACTCACATGGCTATGAAGAAAAAAGGCTATCGTAACGGTGGCAAAATAAAACCCAAGGGTATGAAAATGGGCGGCAAGGTTAAGCCCAAGGGTATGAAGAACGGCGGTAAGGTTAAGCCCAAGGGTATGAAAATGGGCGGCAAGGTCAAGCCCAAGGGAATGGCTAAAGGTGGCAGAGTTGGTGGAGCGCAGGTTTCAGGCCTAGGTTTCAAAGGACACTTCTAAACAAAATGTCATACCTACAAAGTAACATCCCTTACTTCAAAGCATGGGTTCGCCGTGAATACACTCACAATCATGAGAAGTATCACGGCGAATTTCTACATGCTATGGTTGTTGCTGTAACCACAATTCCAAATCGGTCTCTTAGTTTTCAAGTTATCTTTACTGGTTGTGAAGCTGAAGACGAAGAAGAGGATACAGTTCACGGTGGTGCAATGTGGGCAAGAATGCCTATAACAGCACTGGTTGCAGATATTCCACTTGAGGAGTGGCCTGAACCTATGGCAACACATGATGCGCAGCCTTGGGACTGCTCTTCACACCATCATGCAGTATACACATTAGATAGAGCTACACCATGTCCTTGGTTAGCCAAGATAAACGGTGAGATGTTTCCGGCTAAATATCTCTTTACTGTAGACTACACAGACTCTGAGATTGCAGATGATCCGGCACAACATAAACAAAGCCATGTGATGCAGTTGTTGGATGCAGGAGAGTGGACTGGGAATATAGTAGCGTTACCAAATAATCGAGTTCGGGTTACACATCCTGCTTGGTTTGCAGTGGGTGAGGGTGCACCAGACTTTAGACCTTCACAACATACACACTATTCAAAAAGTGATTTAGACTATACACTAGATGTTAATCGAGTGTTCGATAACCTTTATAATCAGGAGGATAACGATGGAACAGAAGAAACCGATACCTGAAGGTCCAAAGGGCAAAGGAATCAAAGCTTTAAAAAAGAAAGCACCTGAAGTTGCTGCTCGTATGGGCTATAAAAACGGTGGTGCTGTGAATGTAAAGACAAATCAAAAACCACATATGAGTTGATACAATGACAACATCAGGATCAAGAGATTTTAACCTCGATGTCGGAGAGGTGATTGAGGAAGCATACGAAAGGTGCGGACTAGAAGTTCGCACGGGGTATGATGCTAAGACTGCTCGTAGGTCTATGAACTTGATGTTTGCAGACTGGGCTAATCGTGGTCTTAACTTGTGGACTGTTAAAGAAGCGAACTTTACTGTCACACAAGGCACATCAGAGTACTCTTTGGCTGCGGACATTGTTGATGTTTTAGACGTGGTCATTCGTAGAAGCGGCACAGACTATGAACTCCAACGTATTAGTCGTGGTGATTATGCGACAGTCCCTAATAAAACTACTCAGGGCAGACCAAGTCAGTTTTGGTTAGATCGGCAAATTACACCTGTAATGTATTTGTGGTCTACTCCTGAAAACTCTACAGACCAAGTTCGTTATTATTATGTACGCAGGATAGAAGATGCAGACGCTCTTGTTAATACTACTGATATGCCTTTTCGTTTTTATCCTTGTATGGTGGCGGGGTTAGCCTACTACATGGCTATGAAACGAGCACCAGATCGTATTCAAATGTTAAAATCAGTTTATGAGGAAGAGTTCCAACGTGCAGCGGATGAGGATCAAGGTCGAACACCTTTGAAGTTGCAGCCTAGTTTGAGTTATCTGAGGGTGTAATGGCCTACGCTAGTGGTAAACATGCTTATGGTATATCGGATCGGTCAGGTCGCCGTTACCGTCTTCGTGAGATGAAGACAGAGTGGACGGGTGCCAAGGTTGGTCCTGATGAGTTTGAGACTAAGCATCCACAGTTGTTTCCATCAAGAGCGTTCCCAGATCCACAAGCTTTACGCGGCCCCAGACCAGAGACAGGGTTGTCAGAACAAAGATCTATACAATATGGTTTTAATCCTGTGGGATTTAGAGACATACCTGGAATTACACCACCTAATAATTTAGTTGCACAAGGTGTTGTGGGAACAGTTACTGTGGATGTTTCTGGAACCAGTGATGTAATTGATGTAACAGGCGTTACTGCTACAAGTGCCGTTGGTAGCGTTACTATTATAGATGACGCAGGAACTTTTGATAGCACTAATGAAACATTAGATTCAACTGCACAAACATATGATGAGGGGTAAAAGATGGCAAAACAAATAGTAGGCATTGGTTCTTCTGCAAACGATGGAAACGGTGATACCCTTCGTGCAGGTGCAGATAAAATTAACGATAACTTTAATGAGATTTATGCTGCATTAGGTAATAGTTCTAATGTTCTTACCGATATAATAGATGCCAATGGTATTATAGATGTAAGCTCTGGTGCAAACAAAATTGTATTTTATTATGCTGCTTTAGGTGATCTTCCAAGTGCATCTACATATCATGGCGCAGTAGCCCATGTTCATGCAACTGGGGGATTGTATTTCGCGCACGGTGGAGCATGGATTCGAGTTAATGATGAGACGACTGGCCCTGTAATTAAATATACAGCAGGAACAAGTGGTTCATCTGCATATACCTTTACTGGCCCTGGAGCTACTGCGGGTAACAATCCAAATTTTACCTTCTATAAAGGTCATACCTATCTAATCGATAACACGGCAAATGTAGGTAGTCATCCTTTACAGATAAGAACATCTGATGGTGGCTCTGCTTTTACCACGGGAGTTACAGAAAACTACAACTCTACTA